GCCATCTCCACCATATTTTGTTAAAGAAGTCAGTCACTTAGGTGGCTGGCTTTTTTCTTGACAGGCTTTTGACAGGTTTTGTTTTTTGCCGCTATTCTAATCAGTATTTAGCTTTGATATCTCAAGCTTGTTCTGATCACCATGAATCCATCGTCCATATCGTTTGATTAGCATCTGCAAACTATGGCCCAGTTGATTGGCAACGAATACCGGGTTAACATCAGCCATCAATAGCATAGTGGCATAAGTGTGCCGCGCATTATAGGCTGGCCTGTGCCTCACTCGAGTACCTTTCATTGCGTCTATTAACCGTAGTCTTGATGGCTTCTCATTATAGAATGGTTGGTTAGTCTCTGGGCATATCATCACATAGTCATTATCTAGCTTCATAGCATCAAGCGCTTCAAATGCGCACTTGGACCTATCGTTCAAGTACACTTCTCTGACATTATGAGTTTTGGTCACTTGCTTCTCAACGCCGCGCACACGGCTTTTATTGATAATCAATGAACCATTAAACCAATCAATGTCGGACCATCTTAGGGCAATCAGCTCACTAGGACGACATCCCGTCCAAAAAGCCACTTCAAAATACCAATAGTAAAACCTATCTTTACCTTCCAAATTATTATCTAGCCAATTTAATAGCGCGTTCATTTCGTCACGACTGAAAGGATCGGGCAGGCCTGTTTGCACCTTTTTATTTTTGACCATCGCCATTGGGTTTTCTGCTGGCGTGATAAGTCTAAGCTCAATCGCCTTATCGAAGACGCCACGTAATGGGGTTAAGCAATTATTCAAGGTTTTATCAGTCTTAAATTCGGCATCAGCTATGATGTCTCTGATAATTTCAGACGTTATCTGATGTATTGGTATTAGTGCAAGCTCTGGCATCCAGTGCTTATTTAATGCACTCATATAGTCTTTTTTAGAGTCTGCATTGGCTTCGCAGTGCTTGAGGTACCGCTGTGCCACTTCTTGAAATAAAGCGCCACCGCCTACGATAACGCTATCATCTTTGACCCATTCACCGCGCGCGCTGGCAAGATCTGCTTCTGTCAGCACACCCCAATCAGCTTTAGTGATTAGATCGCGTCTAATCTTAGCGGCTGCACTGATACCCGCTGCAGTTGCTGGATGTGGGAGGGTGACGTGATAGGACTTACCGTTTCGTTCAAAGTAGATCTGAATGCTTCCCGATCTAAGCCGCACGCCTTTCGGTAACGTATGTCTGCTTGCTGTGTCATCCACTTGTTATATCCTTTTATTGAATAATACAGATTACCAGCTTCCTTCATCCAAACAACGTTTTCTGGCCATGCTTGCTTACGGTGGGTGAGTTTCTGCTCTGCAATGCCAGTTAGGGCAGCGAACTGCTTGGCGTCTACCCAATCAAGCAGGGTTAAGCCTAACTGGTGGAGTAATTCGATGGTGGCTTGAGATTCATTTAGCATTTTCAATTACCTCAATTAATGATAGTTCAAGCTTATAAACCTTGTACTTATGATCAGATAACAACTTTCGGCTTTCCATCCATGCCTTGTATTTCTCAGAAACACTCTGGTTGAGCCACTTAATCGCAAGCTTGGCGTTATTTATTTCGTAATCTAATAACTCTTTTTCGCTTTCAAAGTGAGTGTTTGAGTAAATTAATAACCCATCATCAGTCACGTTTGGAAAGTCCAAGCTGTCTGTGATAGCGGTTTTTACATTACCTCTGTCGTCGGCATAGTAAAGGGCGATAGGGTTTTTGATGTCATCCGAGCCATTCCAATAGTATTCGCGCTGTTCTTTGGTTAAAGACTCAAGGCCTTGACAGATTTTTTCTAATTCCACATCTTTTGGTCTGCCGCCTAACGCATAAGATAAATGACCAGTCTCAACGTTAAGAGACACTAGATTGTGGATGTATGCGGATGCCACACAAATAAGCCCATCTCTCGCATGTACAGTCCTAGCCGTACCTAAGTATATTTGCAACTCTCTAGCTTTCACAATCACTCTCCTTATCTGATTTCAAGCCCATAACAACAAAATACCTTTCACCGTCATTGGCATACATAAAGTTTTCGCCATTATCTTTAGTATGTACATGCAAGATGGTTTCACCTTTGGTCGCCATACCAAACAGCGCCTCTAAAACATATATGCGCTGAAACCTGCTGCTACCATCTTTTGGTGCCAGTTGGCCGTAAAAGCCATTTTGTACGTAAAGGTCTGATGCCGTCATCTCGCTGGCAGGATTGAAAGCTGTCCTTGCTTGTTTAATCATGACCACTTGCGGTTTAAACCCATCAGGTATGACAACATCAGTTTCAACTGGCGGTATGTTGTTTTCTTCTAAGCTTCTTTGTAATTCATATTGGCAATAAACCCCATCATCTAGCTTGCAAGGTGCTGCGTGCATACGGTGTCCATCTGTGGCATAAGCATTGCCATTCGCAACGTGGATATACTCTAGGTGAGGTCGCTCGCTACACCTATCCTTTAATGCCAAGCACAGCCAATTAAAATCACTTTCTTTGATAAACGCTTCCATAACTATCTCCGTCCTTCAAAATTAAAACTCATTTGCGCTTACTTATGACCGTGATTCCATGTTCTTACCGATCTTTCGTAATGGCTTTGGCAGTCAATACATCGTTTCACGTTGCCCATTGCTTGGCGTATAGCTGGTATATCCTCACCGCATTGCATACATTCAGAAAGTGATGGGATATCGAATACCGGCAACACCCTAAGACGTGCTTTCATTTCAGCATCGATGCGTTCGCTTGCTAGATCTATATCGTCAGCCATTAGTCATCTACCTTTTTAAATTCAATTACCGACAAGAGTATTGGTGGTTGCCAACATCAATCGCGATGCTGGCAAGTCTTACCTATAGACAATAAAGATTATTTACGGCGCGAATGTACCGGCATAGACAGGCAAACCTTCAGGCACAACATCTTTAATTAGATCTATAAAGAAATCAGCTGAGTCTTCTAGTAACTTATGCTCACCTACGATACGGACACCAAATCGAACGTTATCGTCATCTGTGATTACAGATAGGCGAGCTGTTATGGCTACTACTGGTAAGTCGTCATATGCAGGCGCGTTCATAATAATAAAGCCTGGTAGTTGCACTGCTGAATCTGCTTCGATATGCTCTAGCGCTGATTTGGTTGAGCTCATGTCACGCACATCACTGGTCATCTCACGCGCAGTTTTGATTGTTACGCTGCGAAACGCATTGATAGCTGTACCAAGACTCATTTTTTCAGAGACTTCACCATCTACTGACTCATGAAACGATAAGCAGTAGGCATAATCTTGCACAAATTCGATAAGCTCTTTTTGGGTGAGCCGCTGATTCTTACGCAATGCAGCAAATTCAGTTGTAATCTTTAAAACTAGGTTGGCAGTGTCGTCTGCGTGACCAGCTAGCGCTTCATCGCCCAAATTGAATATCGCCTGGCAAGACATTTGATTGATATTGGTGTTATCGACAAAGCACTTATCCGCACTATTACGTTGGCTTACGTAGTCAGCAAACCCTTGTAGAGATGTAGTTGCGAACGTACCGCGAAAACGATTACGATTTTCCTGATTAACTTCAGTGTTTTTTAGCATGTAGCCTTCAGGAACACTTACTAATGATGGTGCATCATGGTTTTGCAGTCTCATATCTACTTGCTGAGCAAGGGTAGCTACGGTTTGCGCATTATTTTCCGACATCTTTGGATCCTTAATATTAGGTTTGGTTGGGTTGACTGCTACCGTTATTCGGCAGCAGTGTGGTTGGCGAACAGGTCATGCTGATTCTCAGGGTATGAGCTCAGACGACCACCTTTGTTGACATACATAAGCGTATCGCTTGGCGTTAGCTCTGCACGATGACCACGGCTTGCTTTGGGCGCCTTATAAGACAGATCGCATTCCATCTCGACTTGGTTGTCAGCCTTTGATGGTGCAAAACGTAGCTTGATGGTTACTTCGCCTTTTTTACCGTGAGTAGTGACACTTTCAGCAACATCTGATAGCACGTGCCCAAGTTGTTTAGCAAATACACCGGCGTTAAGTTCGCCTACGAAGTTTTCTGCATTGGTTGGGGTAGTCATAGGACCTTCCTTTTTAGTTGAGTTGTTTAGATTTTTTGACTGGCTCACCTGCTGGCAAGACAGGGTTGGAGTTAGTTGTCAGCGTAAGCATTAGATATAAAGAGATTGGCATGCCTTGCCGTCTTAGCTTCAGTTGACGTTTCGTAGACATCAACGACTTCATCATCAAAGCCGTTCATTGGGTCAGTGACATAGTTGTCATCGTCGCTAGGCAGTGACGCCTTATGTTCAGCAATCATCGCGTCATGAGCTGATTGCTGACGATCAAAAGCCTTATTGATTTGTTGCACGCCAGCCGTTGCTGCTGTCATGCCAAGTACTAATAATGCGATAACGCCGATGCTGGCTAGAAAGTCTTTGATTGAGTTCATAACAGTTACTCTGTGTCGTTGTGATGTATTGATTATAGTTAAAACTATAATAGGCTGTCAATAGTTTTAACAATAAAAAATAGCTTTAACTTTAAACGAGTACTTTATGAGTAAAAAAAGATACAAAAAAACCGCCATATAGGCGGCTATCAAAGCGTTTTATCGGTTAATGCTGTGCAAAAGTGTATCTAACGCGCCCAAATAGTTTGAACTGGACAAAACTGTCCCTGTCTATAGTTTGATCGGGATAGTTATCTTTGTCGCTATTGTCAGACTTCAATACAACGGTACCATTTAAGTTTCTAATAGCTCGTTTGCATATCATTTCATTATCAGCTTGAAACACATAGACCTTATTATTCACAAAGTTATCAAACTCTCTCTCGTTGGTATCGACCAACATCAGCGTACCGTGCGGAATGGTATAACCCATGCTATCGCTACAAGCGTGCATCAGAACCAAACCATCACCAGTGATAGACATGTTGTTACTGCGCAGGAATTCGACGGTAAATGCCTGCGTATGTGTTTCAGGGTATTGCTCGTTGATATAACCACTGCCACAGCTTGCCTTGATATCAAGGTACTTCACCTTTACTAAACCATAATCAGACTGCTTACCAACCACTATGTATTCTGACTTGTCATACTCATTACTAACACCGCTATTCACGAGCGGTTCATATTGACCTTCACCAGTCATTAACCAGTCAACATCCACCTTCAAAACTCTAGCGATATCATTAATAAAGCGTGAGCGTTTCGACTTGCCAGCTTCAAGCTGATAGTAACTAGGCTGCTTCATTCCTACAGCGTCAGCTACTTGTTGTTGCGACAGGTTCAGCCGCTCTCGAGCGGACTTCAATCTATCCGGTAGCGTATTCATGCGTCCCTCAATATTAAAATAAATAGCAATTAGCTCTTGGCGTTACTTTATAGTCAAAACTATATTAGCGCAAACAGTTAAAGCTATTGATTTATTATAGTTAAAACAATATAATCATATAAAATCAATAGTTAGGACAATATAAATGACACCTTCCCAGAAATCATACAAGCGGCTAGTGGCTCATTTTGGTGGGCAGCAAAAGACAGCCGCCGCCCTTGGTTGTACTCAGCCTTCAGTTTGGGCTTGGTTGCAAGGGAATGCGCATATGTCTGCGGTATTGGCTTTAAAGGCAGAAAAACTGACCAATGGCGAAATATCTTCTTCTGAGCTTTGTCCAGCATTGGCATCGCTTGAGGCTGTTGAGTAGATACTACAACCAACCATTCATCAACAAAACGTTTTTAATTATAGGTAGGACACGATGGACGTAATTGACGCAGCGCACAAGACAGTACATAACCCTAATCATGGTGGCTCAACGGCTATTGCTGCACGTATGGGTATGTCGAGCACCGTATTAAACAACAAGGTCAATCCAGCGACCAACTCACATCATCTACGTTTAGATGAAGCACTGACCATTATGGAATACACCAATGACACGAGCATCATCCAAGCGATGGCCCAGCGTCTTGGTGGTGTGTTTACTTTGGTAGAGAGTGATACAACGCAGGCAAGCATCATCATGACCGCATTATCTACATCAGCATGCCAGGGCGATGTCATGTCAGAGATGCATAAAGCACTGGAAGATGGTCGCATTGATTGTAGTGAGCACGATGCGCTACAAACTAAGATTCAAGACACGATGAAGATGCTACGCACACTAGCCATTCAGATCACTCAGTATTGTGAGGGGAGATAATAATGTCAGCCAAAAATTGCAACAACTGCTCTTATTGCAAAAGCATCGCTGCTGTAGAAGTCACTGGCGACGAACATGCAATCAAGCGTGAGTTTGAACGCATTGAGCGCAATCAAAAGATAATTGATTTAGGTGACAAGCTAGAAGCGATTGACCACCTAAAAGCCAAGCAAGCAAAAAGCCCATCAGCGGTAACTGATGGGCTTTAGGTATTTCTTTAGAGCTATAAACTAAAATCGTAAAAGGATTATAACACCATGAATATTTTAACGCAAAACAATATCAAAACTATGTCTAGTCAGCAAATAGCTGAATTGGTCGCCAGTCGTCATGACACAGTTAAGAAAAGTATCGAGCGTATCGCTGAAAAGGGTGTTATTCAACTTCCGCCAATGACGGAAGTTAAGAATCACTTAGGTCAGAGCGTAATGTATTACAACTTTACTGGCGAGCAGGGCAGACTGGATAGCATTATCATAGTTGCTCAGTTGTCACCTGAATTTACAGGCAAGTTGGTTAAGCGCTGGGATGAGCTCGAGAATCAAGTCGCCTTTCAAATACCGACCACTTTGTCTGCTGCATTACGTTTAGCTGCTGATCAGTCTGAAGTTATCGAGCATCAGCAGGCACGTTTAGAGTTAGCAGAGCCAAAAGCGGCCGCCTTGGACGTGATTGATGGTGCTATTGGTAACATCAATGTGCGTGATACTGCTAAGACTTTAAATATACCGCAGACCAAGTTTATCAATTGGTGTCTAGCACATGACTGGCTGTACCGCGACAGCGCAACCAAATTGCAGATGCACAGTCAGCGTATGAAGCAAGGCTTTATGAAACAGCGTCCAGCGACCTTCTTTGGTAGTAATGGTGAAGTGCGTGTCACTATGCAGCCATTATTCACACCTAAAGGCTTAACCCATCTAGCAGGCATATTCGCTATTGTTCATGAGGTGGCGTAATGCATTTTTATATGTTTAACCCTGCTGACTTCAATAACTCAGCACGTCACCTATCACTGCCTGAGCGTGCTATCTATCGTGACTTGATAGATATGTACTATCACACAGAGCAAGCCATTGACGCCTCAGATATGGATAGCTTGGCACGTCGCTTGTTGTGCACCACTGACGAATACCGCGCCTCACTGGATTACATCCTTGCTGAGTTCTTCGTTAAGCGTGGTAAGCGTCATCACCACCACCGTATTGATAAAGAGATTAAAAACTATAAATACAAGAATGGTCACACTGATGTCACGCAAGGTGTCACACGCAGTAACGAGCATGTCACGAATGATGTCACGCCATGTCACAACGATGTCACGCAAGGTAACACTTATGATGATGTGACAATGACAGCAGCAGAACGTCAGCGTAAGTCACGTCAAGACAAGCGTAATATGATTAATGGTCTTATTGATGCTGGCGTGACGGTTGATAAGGATATTAAGGCAGCTGAGCTTAGAGAGTTATATGCACAACATATTGACGATGTAACAAGTAACGTTACTGATGATGTCACGCAAGGTGTCACGCGCAGTAACGAGCAATGTCACGCAAGTCACGCAAAAAACACTGCTATAACTAGTAACCATGAACTATTAACCAATAACCATAAACCAGTTAGTGAGAGAGACGCACACACAAACGCTGGCGAGATGATTGTTGATAACTTTGATGGTTCTGTGGATAACTCATTTGATGACAGTCAACCATCACAAGCTCAACCGGTACCAATTGAATTACCACAGCCAACTCAACCATCAGCCAACCAGCCAGCAGCCAAAGCAGACCTGATACGTGACCAACGTGCTGACGATATCGAAAACTGGGAAGCACCTAGTTTCAAAGATATGCAGGATTTGTTGCTAATGGCTGGCAAGCAAATGAGCTTCACTGGTACTCAGTACACGATGCACGTCGAAGATTTCAAGGCCCATTACGCTGAGCAAGCATTACTTGGTAGAGCGCTAGCAACTGAATCAAACCGAAAAGCCAAACTTCGCAAGTGGTTGATGGGCGAGATTGACAAGCAAGCAGCCAATCAAGCGCGTCAGGAAAAAGCCAAGGGCACGTTCAATATCGACAATGAGGACTGGAATGGTAATTCAACCAACCAGCAATCTCGCTCAAATAGTGATATCCCAGACGTTTATCATCCAAGCCATATCACTGGCAAGAAAGACGAACAAGAGCCTTTGTTTTTAAATGGGCTTAAGCGCAATCCATTCCCTGGTATGACCAAAACAGACAGCATGGCATTAGTCGATAGGCATGTTCAATCGGGTGAAGCTAGTGTGGCAGCTTACGATCGCTTGCTTGCTGATATGAAGGAGGCAGTATGAAGCAGCACAGAACCACAGAGCTTAACGTAATCAAATCTGAATACGTCAAATCAACGGTAGTCGAAGTCACTTACGAGGACTTTAGTAAAAAGACCATGACCGCAGATGACTTCAAGCGAATGCATAAGGACGTAAGCGAGTGAATACAAATCTGATCACTGGATTTAAAGAGCGCATTAATCTTTGCCGCCATTTAGCAAATCGCCATCCCGCATGGGTGGGCCGCGTTGAGATGAATAGTTATTTAACTGGCTGCAGCCGTACTCATGAGCGCTTGCTTAGTGGATTGGTGAAGATAGGCTACTTAGAGCGCAGCAACACCAGTCCGGCAGGATGGCGTGTCGTCAAAAGCAAAGTAAAAGGATTTAAAGCATTATGATTTTAATAGGGATTGATACAGGTGTTAAGACCGGCTTTGCTCATAGCATTGACGGCGTACTACAAGAGATATCCACTCAGTCTATTCTTAGCGCCCAAGACAAGGTTTTGGACATAAGAGACGAAGCTGCACAGTCAGACGTAAAGCTTATTGTCTGCATTGAGGATGTCCGCAAGCGTAAATGGGTAGATCCTAGTATTGGTAAAGAGCGTTTGAAAGGGGTTGGGTCAGTCACACGCGACTGTAGTATCTGGCAAGAGTTTTGCGAACGTAATGGCCTTCGTCACATATTAGTGCCACCAGCTCATATTGACACCAAGCGTAGTGCTAAAGACTTCGAGATGATCACTGGTTGGTCGGCTCGCACATCAGAGCACGCTCGAGACGCTGGCATGCTTATATATAAATATTATCGATTGATTGAGAAGGGAGTGGTCGACGTGCCAGCGGCTCAGCCAATTAAAAAGAAAGGGAGGTGAGCAAGTGAATAATTCTGAAGCGGTAAAACTAATAAGCCTTCTTAGGAAGAATACTTTTAAAGATTTGATGTTAAGAACGTTTTGCGATGAAATGCTTATTTTATTAAAAGATAAAGCCGTTGCGCCTATTATTTATAGTCGCCGAAAAAAACTTATTACATTAAGAGTTGGTGAGCTTTCTGTTGGTTTGTTTGATGATAATACATTGATGATGATGCAAGGTAATAACGAGCCAGAAATGACTATGATCCCTATTTACTTATTCAAAGAGGTGTATAACCTTTTTGAAAGCGTGGAGAACACTAAATGACTGGATTGAATATTACTGCAGATAGTGAATGGCTAGACAAAAAAGGTGAGCTGATTCGAGTCTTATCTGTAGATAACGAAAAGGACTTGGTTGAAATTGAATGGCCTAACAATAAGAAACGTGCAGCTAGGACTGTAAGTGTTCAGAAGTTTCTTAGCCAAGTTGTACCGATTGATCGTCAGCCTGAATCAGCAAAAGAAAAGTCTAAGCCGGGTCGGTTTACTTGTGCATGGATTGATGAGCTGCCTAATAACTTTGGTCAATCTCCAAACCTACAATTATCAAACCAAGACTGGCTCGAGCAAGGCATGCACGCTAAGACAGTTAAGTTTAATATTGGTGCCGGTGGACTGCCTCCTGAAGTCAATTGGGAAGACCACTGCGCTGCTATTGCTATGATTGATGACAAGCCAGCCAGAGCGCTGGCAAGTATATTACTGTGGGGTAGTGATACTCATTGGGATTGGTCACGGCAGTTTGATGAAGTGGTAATGTATCTAGCAGCTAAGATGGTTGAGCGCTGCAAGAAAGATGGTCGAGCAGAACCGCAAGCATGTAGTCACACCTTGCCTGAGTTGGCACGGCTGATGGCACGCATGATATTGCACTTTGAATTATATGAGCTGTGGGATGACTACACGGTTAAAGGCCGATTGAGATTTTCAGGTATAGAAGTGAATGTTAATACCTATAGTCATGCCTGGCTAACTTACCAACGTCAGATGGTCAACGACCTATTTGATATGGTTGTCGATGCTGATCATTGCGTCAGCGATTACCGACAACAATTAGCACAGTCTCATTGATTTATAGTGCTTGACCCATGACTGCCGAATGGGGTAGTATTTGTCATACTGGCTTCAGTTGTAAGTAGAGCCAAACAAGTTATAAGCGAAAGATATCTCTCCGGTTCTTTCGCTTTTTTATACTGAGACTCTAATGATCCAACGTATAGTTGAAGATTACTGCTCAAAGCAAGCCGACATTATTAATAAGCTGAAAAAAGAAAATATTGATCAATGCTTAGCTGATAGCAGCTACAAAGATAGCTTGGCCCATCACAGACGCAAGCAGCGAATAATGGCGGCGACAGTAAAATATAATACCGCTATCGATTTTTTCTTAAGAGACTCGCACCATAAAAAAATAGAAGTAGAGTTGTAAAAAGCTTTATCTAACGATAGGGCTTTTTTTATGCCTGATTGATTTAGCCACAGTCAGCACATGCCAACGAGACACCAGCTAGCAGGTGGCACTGCAAACCAAATCGAAGTCTTCACTGACTGATGCACGTTGCATGTGGCGTGTAGTCATCATGATGTGTTGACGACTCCTTATTCGTAGGTAGCTCAGTTGGTTAGAGCCGTGGTGATATTTGCCACTAGGGTCGCAGGTTCAAGTCCTGCCCTTCGAGCCATATTACTCTGGTACCCTCATTGATGAGGGTACCAAACACTTCCTTACCCACGTTAGAAATAGCGTGGGCTTTTTTATGCCCAGTGTTTAGTGAGGTGTGATACCCATGAGATACGAATGCACAAGCGAGACGCTGTATATCAACTATCGCACAGGCGAAACGCTAGAGTATAGACACTCAAACCTAAGGCTGCTTACTGACAGAGCCAACAACGGCAACAGCGAAGCTAAGAAGTGTATGGCTTTGATTGAACCTGATAATAATAAATGGAAGTCAAAGACATGTCATCCACACCTTGCCGCCAATACCGCTGTCCAAACATAGTTAAACGTAAACATAAAGGATACTGCGATGAACACGCAGCACAAAGAAGTAGTTGGTCGCGTAGATCTACAGGCAGTACAACCGAACGCGGTTATGGACACGCTTGGCAGAAGCTTCGCAAAGAAGTATTACACCGTGATGGTTATCTTTGTATCGCTTGTAGCGAGTCAGGCAGGCACGTGCCAGCCACCGACGTTGACCACATACTGAACAAGGCACGTGGCGGCACAGACAAGCTCAGCAACTTACAATCTCTTTGTAACCAATGTCATAAGACTAAGACAGCCAACGAGTAGTTAACATGACTAAATTTATTAAGATTAATAAGTCTTTAATTAATGTTGATAGGATTATCTCAACTGCCGTTAATGAGCGCATTAATAAATATAACTCTAAGCCTTACTGGCTCATAAGTATGACGCTCAGCGATGGGTCAGTAGTACAGGCTGCAACAGCGGACACATTGGAAGGTATTGAGAGGCTTAACTCCGAGCTATACGAAGAATTAAAGCGTTTGACCGCATAGACTCTGCTTAGCTATCGGCTTATAAGGCAGGGGGTGGGGTCGGACCTCAGAGGGAGCGCCCTCCCTGACCGCCTCCAAAGTTCATTTTTACGAGCGTTTAATTAAAAGTTTGCCCTATTGACCGACTAAGGATTATTTGCTATGGGAGGAATTGCGGCGGTACCGGGTCGTGGCCGAAAGCCTGATCCCAGAAAATCGAAAAATAAAAATATTAATATTCCAACATTTAGTGAAGTGGTCGATATCGAGCCGCCAGAATATATGGATGACTTGGAATTTGCGCCGATGATTTGGCGGTCCATCGTTCCAGAGTTACTTGAGAATGAGTTGCTAAGAATTACAGATATGCACAACGTCGAAGTGTTTTGTATGGCGTATGACACTTATCGCCAAAGCCAGAAAGAGCTTGCGAAAGAAGGTGTTACCGTTATGGGTGCGTCAGGCAGCCCAATTAAAAATCCAGCATTGACCGCACTCAACGAGGCAGCAAGACAGATGGCAACTTTTGGTAGCTTACTAGGATTAGATCCTTCATCTCGTCAACGCTTAACGGGTGCGGGTGATAAAAATCAAACCAACCCATTTGCAGGTGTTCTGAATATGTGATGAATGCTCAAGCGAGATAAATATGGTCGATTATCCCAATGTTGATATCGCCAATAAGTGGGCAAGAGCAGTCGTCAAAGGAAAAATACCAGCATGCAAATGGGTGATTTTGGCTTGCCAACGTCACCTAGATGACTTAAAAGCATCAAAAAAACGTGACTATCCATACAAATTTGACCCAAAAGCTGCTGAAAAGAAGATACTTTTTGTTGAATTGCTGCCACATACCAAAGGTGAGTGGGCATTAAAGCGCTTAAAAATTCAGCTTGAACCTTGGCAAAAATTTGGTATTGCGGTCACGTTCGGTTGGATGCGTAAAAAAGATGGCTTCCGCCGCTTTCGTGAGTCCTATTGGGAAGTGCCGCGTAAAAATGGCAAGTCAGCAATTGCTGCCGGCGTCGCTCTTAATATGTTTGCCAATGATGGTGAGTTTGGTAGCGAAGTTTATTCAGGCGCTACAACAGAGAAGCAAGCGTGGGAGGTTTTTAAGCCGGCACGTTTGATGGTGTTACGATCACCTGCCTTGGTATCAGCAACCGGCATACAGATTAACGCGGCCAGTCTCGAGCGCCCCGATGATGGTTCTTTGTTTGAACCCATTATTGGCAACCCGCCAGATGGTCAGTCACCACATTGCGCCATCGTTGATGAATATCATGAGCATGCTGATAGCAGTCTCTATGACACGATGCAAACGGGTATGGGTGCGCGCCGCCAACCAATGATGTTTGTCATTACCACAGCCGGGCATAATATTGAAGGTCCTTGTTATGAGCTCCGTAGTCGCGTGCAAGATGTGCTATTGGGTAACGTACCTGATGACGAGTTGTTTGGTTGGATATGGACTATCGATGATGGTGATGATTGGGCAGACCCAGACGTACTGATCAAAGCAAATCCCAATTACGATATATCTGTATACGCTGATTTCTTGGAGTCACAACAAACCAAGGCGATTAATAACGCCAGTCGTCAAAACTCTTTTAAGACTAAGCATCTAAATGTTTGGGTATCTGCAAAATCAGCGTTCTTTAATATGGAGCACTGGAAAGCTTGTGCTGATAACAGCCTAGATATTAATGACTTTGTAGCAACTCCTTGTGTGATGCCGATAGATTTGGCATCCAAGATTGATTTAGCTGCACGTATCAACTTATTTTACCGTTACGAAGACGATGGACGATTGCATTATTACTGTATTTCGCCATGGTTTTACTTGCCTGAAGATACGGTTTATAAGGGCGATGAAAAACAAGCTATTGAGCGGTACCAGAAGTGGATGAACCAAGGTTTGCTGGAAGTGCATGATGGTGCTGAGAACGACCTAAATGCTATTGCTGAAGACTTGGTGGCAGATGCAAATAGATTTCCATTAACCGAAGTGCCTTATGATGAATGGGGCGGATTCCAAGTTGCGGCTACTATCGAAGATGCTGGTTACGATGCTGTAAAGATACCTAAAACGGTTAAGTCTTTTTCTCCCGCTATGCGTGAGTTAGAGGCTGCAATGAAAAGCGGGCGATTTCATCATGACGGCCATCCGGTCTTATCTTGGATGATTGGTAATGTCGTATCACGCGAAGATGCAAACAACAACGTATTCCCGCGTAAAGAAACCAAATACAAAAAAATTGATGGTGCTGTTGCCCTGCTTATGGGTATCAGTCGCGCCATGGTATTGGCTGGTGATGGTGGCGGTGACAATGGCTTCTACGATGACCCAATCATAATTGGCGTTTAATATTTAAGGGATTCAATGTGCTTAATCTAATCAAGCCCAAGCGTTTTGCAAGAGCTGCAAAAGCCGCCATTAGTTTTTTAGGCTTGGATGGACATCTGAGTCTAACGCCTAGCGATACTATGTCCACCAGAACGGCCAGCGGCAAAAACGTCACTGTTGATAGCGCATTGCAGCTTAGTACTGTGTTTTCGTGCGTGCGCTTAGTTTCAGAGACGGTATCAACCTTGCCATTAAAGGTTTATGAAGTGAAAGCAGATGGTAGTCGGGTAGTGGCCAAACAGCATCCTCTATATGATTTGCTGTGCCGGTCGCCCAATTATGAAATGACACCAAGCCGCTTTATGCAGATGATTGTGGCAAGCTTACTGCTATGGGGTAATGCTTATGTCGAAATTAAGCGCAATATAACAGGCAAGCGGATTATCTCGCTTGAGCCGCTATTGCCGCAGCATGTAAAAGTATCTCGCAATAAAAACAATGATCTCCTTCAGTATCACTATACAGATGGTACGACGCATCGCGAAATCAACCATAAAGACATCATGCATATTCGCGCTTTTGGCATCGATGGCGTGATGGGTATCTTTACGATCAACAAGGGTCGCGAAACGTTTGCGACTGCCGCCTCTGCTGAACATGCTGCAGGCAAGTTCTTTGAGAACGGTTTACAAACGTCAGGGTTTTTGACCACTGAGCAGAAGCTAACCTCTGAACAGCGCAATAAGCTGCACACTCACATAAGCAAATTTATGGGCAGTAGTAACGCTGGCAAGACGATGGTACTTGAGCATGGCATGAAGTATAACGGCGTGACCATGAACCCAGAAGCGGCGCAAATGCTTGAGACGCGATCCTTTGAGATTGAGGAAATCTGTCGTTGGTTTCGCGTATCGCCAATTATGATTGGGCACTTCGATAAGCAAAGCTCATGGGCCGCCTCTGCTGAAGCGCAAGACTTACACTTTTTGAAATACACATTTAGACCGCTGCTAGTCAATATTGAGCAAGAGATTTTACGCTGTCTTATCGGAAAAATTGATAGCGACAAGTATTACGTTGAGTTCAATGTCGAAGGCTTACTACGTGCAGACAGTAAAACGCGCTCTGAGTACTATTCGTCTGGCCTGAATAACGGCTGGATAAATCGTGACGAAGTCCGGTCTAAAGAGAATATGCCGCCAATTGACGGCGGTGATAAGTACACAATTCAATCAGCACTTATCCCGCTTGATAAGGTGGGCACAAACTACAATGGAGTTACCAAAGATGAGCAAGCGAACAATGATGCCAAAAGCTGATTTTGAAGCAGCGCATGATGTAAAGATGCCGCTTGCTTTGGATCGGTGGAATCCAGACATTAAAGCGTCAGACGATGACTCTGAAAACGTGATCAACATCTTAGAGGTTATTGGTTACGACTGGTGGACCGATGGCGGCATCACTGGCAAGTCTATCAGCGCTCAACTCAAAAGATTTAACGGTGCAGATATTGTCGTTAATATTAACTCTCCTGGTGGTGATGTATTCGAAGGTTTGGCAATCTACAACATGCTGCGCGAATATTCTGGCCATGTGACGGTCAGAGTGCTTGGTATGGCTGCGAGCGCCGCATCATTTATTGCGATGGCTGCTGATGAAGTGAAGATTGCGCGCGCAGGCTTCTTTATGATTCACAATGCTTGGACCGGCGTTGGCGGTAACCGTAATGATATGCGTGAAGTGGCTGACTTCTTGGAGCAAATCGATGCAACCATCGCTGATATCTACCATGTCAAAAGCGGTATGGAGGCGACGGAGCTTTCATCGCAAATGGATAAAGAAACTTGGATTAATGGCAAAACAGCCGTTGAGACAGGTATGGCTGATAGCTTCTTAGACTCCGATGTGATTGCAGAGCAAACCAACAATACTGCCAAAGAGCGCATCGCAGCTCACAAACTAGATTTAATCATGGCGCAGGCGGGCATGTCTCGCAAAGAGCGCCGTGGTCTTGTAAAAGATTTAAAGAGTACGCCTAGCGCTACTCGAACAGATGCTACGCAAAACGCTGGCGTTGACTTAACGGGCTTGATTGACGGTCTGCAAAATGCGATTGCTTCAATCAAACTGCAATAAACAAACTTAATCATTCACCTCGCTGCCTATATGGCGGCTTTTTTGTGAGAAAAAATTATGGATCCTGAAGATATCAAAAAAGACGACGTCGCCAATCAGCTAAAGCTGGTCAATGCTAGCGTCAAAGAGCTGACTGACAAAGCGCTGCCAGCAGCCGAAAATGCTTTGAAAGAAGCAAAGAAAGCTGGTGATTTGTCAGAGAAAACCAAAAACGATGTGGATCAACTACTTACTGACTTAAATACTCAGCGCGACCTGCAGAACCAACTAGCAACCCAGTTGGGCGAAGCTGAGCAGATGTTTGCGCGCCTTGGTAATAATGGCGGTCAAGCGCCAGCACGTAACCGCGCAGGTGATTTGGTTATTGCTAATGAAGCGATGATTGAGCTTAGTAAATCTGTGGTTTCTGGTCGACGCTTAGCAATCGATATGCCGCGTAACGCGCTGACTTCGTTTGCTGTCAATCCAGTCGACGGTGGTACTAAGATTATCACCAACCCAAACCAGCGTTTGACCGTTCGTGACTTATTGGCACCAGGTGATACTGAAGCAAGTGCAGTACATTATTTACGCGAACTGCTATTCACCAATAACGCTGCACCAGTCGCTGAAAACACGACTAAGCCTTATTCAGAAATTACTTTTGAAGAAGTGCTATCTGGTGTTAAGACGATTGCGCACTTGATGAAAATCGCCAAGCAGACGCTTGATGATTTGCCACAGCTGCGTAGCATTATTAATGGTCGTCTGCTTAATGGCTTGAAACGTGTGGAAGATACTCAGCTGCTATTTGGTAGTGGTGTGGGTAATAACTTGCATGGTATCTATACGCAAGCGACTGCTTTTGCTAACCCTAGTACTAAGACTACGCCTTCCAATAGCTTAGATGTGATGCGCTTGGCAATGCTGCAAGTCACCTTAGCGGAACTGTCAGCAACTGGTCATGTGATGCACGATATTGACTGGACTGATATTGAGCTGATCAAAGATGCCAATACCAAAGGCTACTTATTTAGCAATCCATTTGGCACGTTAGAAGCGCGCCTATGGGGTCTGCCAGTTGCTCAGACTAATCAAGCCGGTATGCTTGGTAACTTCTTAACCGGTTCATTTGCAGATGCCGCGCAAATTTTTGACCGTGAAGATGCCAACGTCGTCGTTTCTACTGAGAACGCCGACGATTTTGAGAAAAACATGGTATCAATCCGTGCTGAAGAGCGCTTGGCACTGGCTGTCTATCGTCCGCAGGCATTTGTTAAAGGTTCGCTAACCGTCGGACCATAAGTTTAAAAACTATCGTTAATAGTACAAAACGCAACTTGTCTAACAGGTTGCGTTTTTTATTAAGCCAAAACCAATTTATTAAGTTGTTTTTGTCTTACTAAAAGGAGCAAGTCATGAAAGTTAAATTTAACGATGTTATTTGCATGGGTAATCAGACATATACCGCTGGTGAAGTCGGTGAGTTTACTGATATCACAGGTCAGCAGCTGATTGATAAAGGCTATGCCGAAGCGGCTGCTGAGAAAAAAACTGATGATGATGCTAAGGCTAAAGCAGCGGCTGAAAAAGCTGAGAAAGAAGCAGCTGAAAAAGCCGAAAAAGAAGCTAAGGCTAAAGAAGCTGCCGCCAATAAAGATAAACAAGGCTGAAAAATAGCCTGCTAAACAAGCAGAGTAAATATTATGTCTATAATCAGTATTGATGTTGCTTTGCATCATCTGCGCGCTGATGCTGATGATAGTGTCGATATACAGCATAAGCTGAATGGCGCGCAAGAAATGGCTGAGCAGTTTATGGGCCGCCGTATTTATGCCAGCGATATTGAGTTGGATGCTGCTATCGATGCCAGTGCTATTGAAATGGATGCGCTGGCTAGTTTGCGAATTGGGGCCTTATCCGGTGATATTAGTAGCCACGTTGTAAAAACAAAGCTAGAGCGTATTGATAGTCAGCTGTATGAGAAGTTAATGATAGCGCGCGGTATTGTCACCAATCCTGCTATTGAAGTCGCTATTTTGCTCATTCTTGGTACGCTGTACGAGCACCGGGAAGATGTAGTGATTGGCACCAGTATCGTCAGACTACCGCAAGCGGCTGAGCATCGACTGCAACCTTATCGAATAATGGGGTTATGATATGCGCGCTGGCAAGATAAGACATCGTATCACTGTCTATAAACAAACCAGTGGGCGCTCTGCATCGGGTGCTATGCTGCCTACTACTTGGACGGCATGGATTGTGCTTTGGGCATCGTTTGAGCCGCTATCTGTCAAAGATATACTAACCGCACAAGCGGCAGGCAGTGAAGTAGAGGCTCGCTGCATGTTGCGCTATCGCAGTGATATCGATAGTACTATGCAAGTAGAGCATCGCGGCAAGCGCTATAGTATCGACGGCGACCCAATGCCAGACGCTAGAAGCGGGCGTGAATATATGACGATGATGCTGAAAAGTATTTGATTATTGCTGTTTTGTTTCTGTGTTTAGTAGATTAATGTCGTTACTCGTAATATACTCGATTGTATTTTTAATTAATATGAGTAAGTTCTTATGAAAAAAGTCCTAAAATGGATAGGTATAGTTGTAATTGCATTAATCGCCATTGGGTTTATTGGCGCTATGTTAGGCGATGATACCGATAGTACGTCGACTTCTGATACCAGCCTTAATGATAATAATACTGTCAGCACTGAGACTGAGGCAGTCCCAGAAGATAATAGTATGACTGCTCAGCAGAAGAACGCAGTCAGGTCGGTTAAAAACTATATTGGTTTTGCAGGTTTTTCGCGAGACGGTTTGATTAATCAGTTATCATCTGATGCTGGCGATGGTTACAATATTGATGACGCTACTATTGCGGTTGATAGTATGGATATTGACTTCAATGAGCAAGCAGGTAAGTCAGCTAAGAACTACATATCAATTCAAGGATTTTCATGTGATGGCTTGATAAATCAGCTGTCATCACCAGCAGGTGACAAGTACACAAAAGAGCAAGCAGAGTATGGTGCTAAGCTGGCAGGCGCTTGCGATTAAAATCCATTAATATCTTATTTAATAAAAATATGAGCAAATTATTATGAAAAAATTTCTAAAATGGTTTGCTATATTTATGGGTGCGATGATACTACTTGGTTTTATTGCCTTAATCTTTGAGAGTGACGAAGATAAGGCTGCTAGAGAGCTTAAAATCGAGCAAGATAAAATAGCAGCGGCCCAAGTTGATGCTGATAAATTGCAAGAAAAAGCTGAAAAGAAAGCGGCTAAGGATAAGGCAGATGCAGAGAGAAAGGTTGTTAAGACGCTTAGCGGCATACCGAATTTGGGTGATAAGTCCGAAGCTGAACTACTGACTAACTGCCAGATTGACATACAAAATAAACTAAACAATCCTCGCTCAATGGATATCATCCACAGTAATTTAAAATATAAAAAAGAGCCTAATCACGAACTATGGTTTCAGTTTTACGCAAAGAACCAATTCAATGCCGAATCAAAACATACGGGAATGTGTGAGTTTGACGATAGCGGCAAACTACTAAGTTCTAAGTTCGAGTGAGGGTGATATGACTGATACTGCCGATAAAACCACCACCGACAGATTCAACCAACTTAAATCAGACATAAATAACGCTATCGATGAATTAGTGAATGACTTTGCTAAAGATACGGGCATTAGTAGTAGTGATGTCTATGTTGAATTGAGCGTCGAGTGTTACGATGAAAAGATTAAATAATAAACAATAAGCCTCACTAACGTGGGGCTTTTTAATGCCTAATTTTTGATAGTGAGGTGCTTATGAGCGTAGGATTTAGAATAGAGGGGCTGGATGAGCTAGAAAGCCAGTTTGACAGGCTTGCGGAAACATCCAAAAAAAAGGCCATGCAAAAAGCATTGAACGCAGGTATCGCGCCCATCAAAAAAGAAGCAAAAGCCAACGCACCAGTAGATAAAGGAGTCCTAAAAAGTCAGATACGCTCTAAGCAAATGAAATATACAGAAAAACCCGCGGTCGGCATCTATGTATCGGGCAAGGCTTACTACTGGTACTTTATAGAAAACGGCACTAGCAAGATGGCAGCTGCGCCATTCTTACGCCCAGCAGTAGACAGTAAGCACGAAGAAGGGGTGGATAGGTTCAAAGAAAAGCTCAAGGCTGAGATTGATAAGATCATGATTGCCTAAAAAGGGATAAATAATGAAAGCCAGCGAGATAATTTATAGCAACCTTAACTCATTGTTTGACAGCAATGTATGGCCGCTGGTCAGACCTGAAGGAGTAACAAGCACGCCTTATCTGGTATATACCATCATGAATGCCAATGCGACCAACGTCATATCGGGTTATACCGGTCGAGAACTGGCCTACCTACAGCTTGACGTTTACTGTGACAGTTATGACGCTTGTGAAGACTTAACCAACCAGATGATTGAGACACTTAAAACCAATATTAAGCCGTTTCATTATGAAAGTCGTAAGTATATGCATGAGGCTGACGCCAAGCTATTCAGACAAAGTATCGAATGCCATATTTGGCAGACCAATTAATCTCAGGCAATCGCCTTGGATATAACCCACCAATAAGAGAGTGATGAATATGGCCATTTCAGCCGATGATTTAGTAAACACCCAATATACTTGGGAGATTTCAGAAACGGGTGGCGTAGATGCCTTTAAGCAAGTTGAGTTTTTGAACTCGATGGATATGCCTAACCTGCCAAAGACCGTAGTCGATGTCACGCCTACTGATGCCACATCTACTGTGAACGCAGTGGCTAACTTCCGCGAAACCTCAGAGATTGCGTTTACCTTGTACTATGTGCCCGCCGATCCACAGCACTTGCAATTAAAAACAGCCTATAACGCTGGCACCACGCTTAAAAACAAAATCAAGTTTGCCGATGCAACAGGCGAAGGCTTTGCATTTGACGGCATGATCAAAGAGTTTAAGCTGGTCGCTGAGCAAAAAGATATGCTAAAAGTCGAAGGCGTACTGGTCATCAGCTCGGACGTTACTGCTGTTACTCCGTAGTAATCAATACAACCCTACTAACAAATAAAGGCGTCAGAGATTAAAAGCTCTACGCCTTTATTTATTACCTAACACTTATAAGTGAGCAAGAAATGACAAAGCCAGTCGCTAAAAAGAAAGTATTAAATAAAGCCGATTTCTTTCAGTTAAAAACCAAAGTGGTGCCACTAGAAGTGGAGGATTTGGGCACTGTATACATCAAATCTATGACCGCATCTGAGCGTGAAGGCTTAGAGCATCAAATGCAAAAAGAGGTAGAAAATAGAGGCGTCCGCGCTGTGATATTTATCTACTCAGTCTGTGATGAAAACGGGGTTTTAGAGTTTAACGATGAAGATTTAGATACTGTTAAAAACTTCCCGTCTGACATCGTATCTAAGGTGTTTGATTTTTCAAATGAGTTAAATGGAATAGACGTCAGTGCTAAAGAGGGCGCTGCAAAAAACTAATAGCCCACCCTCTACGAATATTTAAGTTCAGGCTTGCAGCGCACTTGGGTAAAACAGTCGAGTGGATAGACGACAACATGTCTGCCAAAGAGTTTACTGAGTGGCAAGCCTTTTACTTGTATGTAGAGCCGTTCGGTGGGAAGCTCTTAGATATGCAGTTTGCCTCTTTGCGACTGCAAAACTATGGCGGGAGTGAAAAGCTAGGGTTAGAGGACTTTATGCTGTACGACTACAGCATGCTGACGCCTGAGCAAAAAGAACAAGAAGCACTGAGTATCGCTAAGCTCAAAGCAAAAACCCAAGCCGCCGCGCTAAAAGACTTCTTTTTATCGAAAGTCGATCAGCAGAAAATCACAACTAAATCATAGGATGACGACATGGCTTCGGTACTGAGTAGAATCCAAATCATTATGGAGGCTAATACAGCTAGATATAATAATGAGATGAGACGAGCGCGTGAAAACTCAAGCACCACTTTTGGTGAAATAGGTAAAAGCGCTAGCAAATCGGCATTGGTTGTGGGCGCCGCGCTGGCGGGTATGGGTGCAATATCCATAAAGACAGCCATGTCATTTGAAACTTCAATGGCTGAGATTGATAAGACCGTAGAGTTTACCTCAAGCAATGGCTTGGCGAATATGCGTAAAGAGCTGCAAGCATTAACGACGCAGATACCGCAAACTTTTCAGGAATTGGCAGCCGTCACCGCCACAGGTGGTCAGTTAGGTATTGCAGAAAAAGACTTGGTGCACTTTACTGAAGTCATGGCAAAGATGGGTGTGGCTTTCGATATACCAGCGCAGCAAGCCGCTGATTCGATGGCAAAAATCGCTAACGTGTTTCAGATACCGATTGAAAATATCGATAGGCTTGGCGATGCGATTAATACGCTATCAAATAACACACCTGCTACCGCCGCGCAGCTCATTGATTCATTACAACGTGTCGGCGGTGTGGCGAAAGTCTTTGGTTTATCAGAGGACGCAACGCTAGGCTTAACAGGTGCATTGATTGCAATGGGTAAACCTGCTGAGGTTGCATCTACTGCGGTCAACTCATTACTAACTTCATTTTCTACACTGGATAATGCCACAAAATCTCAATTAATCGGCTTTGAGCAGTTAGGGTTGAATATTGATGATTTTAGTCAGCTGGTCGCAACGGATGGTAAGCAAGCAATCATTACTTACCTTGAGGCCATCAATCAGCTAGAGCAATCTAAACGGATCGGTACAAACGCTTTAATTATCGGTAAAGAGTTTGGTGATGATATAACCATGCTGGCAGGCAGTGTGGGTGTACTAGAAAATAACTGGGCAATGCTTGGTGAAACAGTCAACACAACCAAGGATTACTTTGGTTCAATGGATGTTGAGTTTGAGAAAATCAGCGCAACGTCTGCCAATAAGATGGTCTTGTTTAAAAACAATATAGATGGTGTGGTTGCTAGTGTTGGCGAAGCTTTTATACCTGCGCTCAATGAGTTACTGCTAAATATGACGCCTATGGTCGCAACTATCGGCACTTGGGTGGCTGCTAATCCTGAATTGATTCAACAAATCACCCTCATCGGTGGCTCATTACTTGGCACAATAGTTGGCTTGAAGCTAGCAGTTGATGGATTTACAGCAGCCAAAGCCACTATTGACGGCTTAAAGCTAGCATTTGGTGCAGCAAAAGCAGGTTTCGCCATTCTGGCGGGTGGTATCGGCTTGCCTTTGTTGGCTATTGCCGCCCTGATAGCAGCAGGTGTGTTGTTATATCAAAACTGGGATTTGGTCAAAGAGAAAGCGTCGCAGCTAAATGAATGGGTAAAAGAGAAGTTTGGGTCACTGCCTGAGCCTCTACAGCAAGCAGGGCGTGATATTGCTGAGATATTTAAGTTTATCTGGAATACTGGTAAAGAGTATTTAACTCTAATGAGTGAGCTGTACTCAGGTACGTTTGAGTCATTTGCAACCATAGCTACCGGCGCATTTCAAATTGTGTGGTCTATTATCAAAGTTAGTTTTAGCGGCATTGTGAATACTGTTAGTAGCGCGCTACAAATAGTTGCTGCGGTATTTAGCGCGGGGTTTGCGCTTGTTAAGAATACTGTTACAACAGTCTTAGGCGTCATCAAGGCGGTCATATCAGGTGACTTCAAAGCGATACCAGGCATCATCGGCAACGGCTTAAAAACTGCGGCTAGTATTGTTGGTAACATGATGACTGGTATCTTAAATATCATCAAAGAGGCGGGTAAAAAACTATACAGCATTGGTAGGGATTTTATAAAGGGTTTTTACAACGGTATTAAATCAATGGCTTCTGGTGTGGCAAGTGCTGCATCTACAATGGTTGGTAATGCTGTAGCGGCAGTTAAAAAGCGTCAAGACAGTGCGTCACCATCAAAGGTCACTACTAAGCTAGGCGGTGACTTTGCCAAAGGTATGGCTGACGGTATTAACAAAGGTGCAAAAGCTGTTAAAACCGAAGCGCAGAAAATGGCTGAGGGCGCGATTGAGGCTGTCAAAACGGGTGTTGCTAGTCTACAGCGTGAGATTGCCTTGTTTGGTAATGACAGTGCATTAGCAGCGCTTGATTTTGATATTGCCGCTGGCAAGTACAAAGGCGCAAATACTGACGAATTCCGCAACCTTACTCAAAGACTAGAGCTTACCAAAGAGCTGGCTAGTGCCAATGATTCAGTGCAAAGCAGTATTGATGCAATGATTAAAAAGCGTGTGCTGTTTAATAACAGCAGCGAAGTGGCTTCACTTGAGTACGATATCTTAAACACCGATAGATTTAAAAACGCTAGCGGTGAGCGTGTCCAGCAATTGCTTGATGAAACTCGTGCGGTTGAGGGTTTGGCTAATCAACTGAAAGCCACCAACGCAATCAAAGAGCGTTTTGCACAGCTTGAAGCTGCACAAAAAAGCGCAGAAAATGCGTTTGATGGCTTAGAAATAAATGGCCCACAGACTGAAGCTGAGAAGCTACAGCTCGCTTATCAAAATAAAATGGCTATCGTTGACCGTTTTGAGCAGATGCACACTGACAAGACAGCTCAAGCAGCAGCTGCGCGAGTAAAATTAACTGAACAATTCAATGACAGCTCTCGACAGCTAGAACGGCAGCGCTTAGCAAGTAACTTAGGCGGCATAACTGCACTGTTTGGCATGGCATTAGGAGAGACTAGCAAAGGCTATAAAGGCATGTTCTTGATACAAAAAGCCTTTGATTTCGCAAGCGCACAATCCGCTAGTTTTACCGCCATTGCTAAAGCTTGGAGTTCAGCCCCATTCCCTGCTAACTTACCTGCTGTGGGTATGACTACATTGCAGACCGGAATCATCCCAGCTGCTATTCAAGCGCTCAATCCCAAAGGCTTTATGGCGGGTGGTTACACTGGTAACTATGCTACCAATCAACCTGTTGGACCAGTTCACGGTAAAGAGTTTGTGGCACACGCCGACGCGACTAGAAAGTACCGCCCTGAACTTGAAGCTATGAACAATGGTACTTATGATCGTCAATCTAGCGCACCAAATGTCAACGTCAATGTGACAGTATCGATGGACGGCAACTCATCTGTCGAATCAAACAGCGCATACGGCAAACAAATCGGACAAGTAATAGCTGCCGCCGCTGTCAGCGAAGTCCGAAAAATGATGCGACCAAACGGCGAGCTCGATCGTCAGTACGCAAAACGCTAATTCATCTAACCCCAAACCAATCAACCAAAAGCCCACTACCCAGTGGGCTTTTTAGTGGGCAATCCTATGATAAAAACATTTCCTTGGCAGATGGATATGGGTGCGGTCGCTGACAAACAGTATCGTGTAAAAAAGACTCAGTTTGGTGATGGCTACACACAGCTCTCATCAACCGGCATCAATAACACGACCAAAAACTGGTCAGGCACTAAGACCGGTGCGCTCGATACCGTGATCAAACCTATCGAAGCCTTTTTGGATGAGCATGCGGGCGTCAAGCCTTTCATATGGACCGACCCACACGGCAACACCAAACAATACACCTGCGCCGGCGCATCCATACCGCAGCGCAAGGGCAACTATTGGCAAATCACGCTCAACTTCGAGCAGTTTATGAGCGTTTAGGAGATAACCATGACCATTCAAATCCCAAATACAGGTACAGGCGTACCCGCTGACCAAACAGGCGATAGCCCATGGCTTGCGATGACAAAAGTAGCGGCAAACTTTAGTAATCAGACTCATGCAGCGAGTCGCTTAGTTGGTCGGGTCGCTGGTAACGTGATGGAAGTCGGTGCGTTTGGCATAGGCAGCGATTACCGTCAAAGTATAGCTAATGCGGTGCGTGATTTACCTTCAGAAGAACTTAAAAAAACTCAAATACTGAATTTTGGCGATATGCCTTCGCTAGGTTACGGCAGTGGATTAGGTTGGTACGCAACCAGACATTATTGCATTATAGGCGCAGATACGGTCGACAGAATTTTTGTAAGTATTGCAACAGACACGCAAACCACTTTACCGAACACACCCGAACGTGCAGCAGGTATAAAATACGGTGAGATACCAATTATCGGTATTACAGCTACAAGAGACCCAAACGGATTTTTAAAAGGTGCTAGCCCCATCGCAGAAATCTATAGTGATCGCATGGACTTAAATCAAGACGCAGAAAAACAAGGGGTTACTTTTGAAAAAGTAGGTACAGGTAATTATCTTGTTAAAGGCAGCTTAGGTTTCGCACAAGATGGCTGGTACATCGAGACGCCAAAAGACGCCAACGGTAACGTATTAGTCGCAGTGGTTTATGAGCAATTAGCAAACAATGATATTAGCATTAAAACGCACGCTAAAAAATTCGATGATGAAACAGGTGATATCGTCCCGAACTTACTAAAACCTCGTGACATCCCTGTTGGGCGCTTTATAAGTTTACGTCTGCATGAGCTACCAAAAGAGCCGCCAGTGATGCCTACTGAGACTCAACCGGAGATCTAAAATGCTCTCATCTGATTTGCAAAAGCTCAGCGTCATGGGACTTGTGACGCTGTATGAGCTAGACGCCACCAAGCTTGGCGGTGATATATTTAGATGGCATGGGCACGTATCGCACGAGGATTTATTATTAATCTTTGGCTATTTAGATAAAACCAAGTATTTTGATAAAAACGACAGTTTTAATGCGATAGATACCGGTATCGAGTACAAGCGCAATATCATCTGGGCTGGTCAGACTTATAGCCCTGTGTCTATCCAGTCTGACGGTTTGGAGATACGTGGTGATGGTCGTCCGTCTATGCCCACACTTGTTATTGCCAATCAGATAGACGACACACCAGGCGCAATCACACTCCTCTGCGCGTACCACAATGATTTTGTCGGTGCTACGCTAAAGGTCACTCACGTACTCGCTAAGTACTTAGACGCGGCAAACTTTACCGCGGACAATCCTACTGCCAATCCTACTGCCAATCCTAGCGAATCAACATCGCAGTACTGGTATGTTGAGCAAAAACCGAGGAAAACGAGCAGACGGTGACTTTTGAATTGGCAAGTCCGCTATCCGCTCAGCGTAAAAAGATACCAACACGCAATATCACACCTTATTGCACATGGGCAGTACGTGGTCAGTATCGCGGTGAGTCATGCCGCTACATGGGTGCAGCGATGTTTACTGAAGACGGTACACCTACCGACAATCCAGCTTTGGATAAATGCGGTGGTCGATTAAACCAAGACTGCAAACCCCGCTTTGGCGAGAATGAGCCGCTCAACTTTGGCGGCTTTGTAAGCTCTCAATTACGGAGTCGATAATGTATATTTTAAAAGACGCTAAAGAGAATATGCTTGATCATGCAGCGGCTTGCTATCCCAATGAGGCATGCGGCTATATCATTGATCGCAAATATGTGCCTTGTACCAATGTGCATGACAACCCTGATAAGCAGTTTAAAATCGGCTACAAAGATGTACTGCGCTGTGAGCAATTGGGCAAAATTGAGGCCGTCGTACACTCGCACCCCGACGGCAGCAGCAAACCCACCACTTACGATTTAATGCAAATGAGCATGGGCGCTGTGCCGTGGGTGATCGTCGCTTATCCAGAGATTGATATCAAAGTACATGCGCCCAAAGCGTACAAAGCCCCGCTTATCAACCGTGAGTACATACATGGCGTCTTAGACTGTTATAGCATTGTGCGTGACTACTACAGCCGTGAGCTTGATATCCAGCTTGATAACTTTGAGCGGCAAGATAAATGGTGGGAGTCTGCTAGCAACAGCGACTTATATATCGATAACTTTGCGGCGCAAGGGTTTGTACAAGTACATGATTTACAGCGTCACGATGTCATTCTTTGCCGCGTGCAACCAACTGAGTACGTTAATCACGCGCTAATCTATTTAGGTAATGATGGCAACTTAACCAGTGAGACAACAGAGACAGCCATCGGTGAGCATTTAGTGCTACATCATCCGTATATGCGGCGCTCAAGGCGTGAGATATACGGCAACGTGTGGCAAGAGCGCAGCGCTATCATTGTGCGGCATAAGTCACTGATGTGATAAACAACAAACAAGACCCACTATGATAGTGGGCTTTTTTATGGGCGATCATTATGTTAAGACGCATTGAGCTAAGCGGCATACTCGCTGACAAATTTGGCAAATCCTTTGAGCTAGATGTCACATCACCTCGTGAGGCTTGCACCGCTTTGGGCTATCAAATCGACGGCTTTAAGCAGTTTATGGCAACAGCGCATGAGAGCGGCTTATTTTTTGCGGTCTTTAATGATGATGAAAACATCGGTGCTAATGAGATTGAGCACAATACCGGTGCTTCAATTATTCGCATCGTCCCTGAGATTGTCGGGGCTGGTGGTAGTGTCGGCGGCTTTTTACAAGTGATTGCTGGCGCAGCTTTGGTCGGATTATCCTTTGTACCAGGACTGCAAGCGTTTGCACCCGCTCTGATTGGCGCCGGTGTCGGTCTCATGCTGGGCGGTGCCGCAAGCTTACTGATGCCAACGCCAAATATCGAACCACAAGACGAGGCTGGTAATAAGGCAAGTTATGCGTTCGGCGGTGCGGTAACGACAGTCGCCCAGGGCAATCCTGTACCAATATTGCTAGGTCGGCACGAGATTGGCGGTTTTATTATTAGTATATCGATAGTCAATGAGGACACGTAGTTATGAGCGATGTGATAACGAGAGAAATAACAGGCGCTAAAGCAGGTCAACAACAGCCATCCCGTCCGTCTATTGCTGATGACACCATCGCGTCTATCAGTCGTCTGAAAATGATTATCGGCTTGTCTGAAGGTGAGGTCAAAGGCCTTGCGAATGGTGCAAAAAGCATCATGCTAGAGGGCACGCCGCTTGAGGATGATAACAGCAACCGCAATTTTGAGGGCGTAGAATGGGATATCCGTCACGGTACGGTTGACCAAACGTATATCGCAGGGATGCCAAACGCATCAAGTGAGATTGGGGTTGGTGTCACGGTACGTAGTGATACCCCATGGATTCGCAGTATTAATGATACTCAGTTATCTAGTATCAATGTCAATATCTCATTTCCAATGCTCAAAAAAGTCACGGATAAGGGCGATGTTGAAGGCGTTACGGTTGACTATGTTATCGAGATACAAACAGATGGCGGCGGCTATGTGCCCGTTATTACTAAGTCACTGACGGCTAAAACAAGCGGTCGCTATCAACGCACTCACAATGTGACCTTGCCAGAGGCGCAATCCAACTGGCAAATCCGTGTCCGTAAGATCACAACCGATGGTGACAATGAGACGCTATTTAACACGATGCAGATTGATAGTATCGCCGAGATAATCGACGGTAAATTTAACTATCCACATACTGCCCATCTGTACTTGTCACTAGACGCACGCACATTTAGCAACATACCTAAAATATCGGTCGATATGCTAGGTGTTTATGTGCAAGTGCCTGTTAATTACGACACTGAGACGCGGATTAGTACCGGCATTTGGAATGGTCAGTTTAAGCTTGGCTATACCACCAATCCCGCTTGGCATTATTACAACTTAATTACTAATGATCGTTACGGTCTTGGTGATAAGTTGCAGCCGTTTATGATTGATAAATGGGCGCTTGAGCATATCGCCCGTATCTGTGATGAGCCAGTTGATAATGGCAAAGGCGGTACTGAGCCGCGCTTTGAGTGCAATCTATACCTGCAAAAGTCAGAAGACGCTTATCAAGTCTTGCAGCACATCGCGGGAATATTTCGCGGCATGTCGTTTTGGAATGGCTCAAAGATATTTGTCGATGCTGATACACCGCGTGATTGCGAGTATGTCATCACGCGCGCCAACGTCATTGGTGGTCACTTTAGCAAGTCAGGCAGCGCGGCAAGTGACAGACATACAATTGCCCAAGTGGCTTGGTCAAACCCAGACAATGCGTATGAGACTGAATATGCGATGGTTCGCAATGAGCGTGCGATCGCTCAGCAAGGCATCAACGTTTTAGATTTATCAGCGGTTGGTTGTACGTCTGAGGGTCAAGCATACCGTATGGGTTTGGCTGCACTCTTAGCTGAGCAAAACAGAACACAAACGGCCAGCTTTGCGATGGGGCTGGATGGCTCATTGCCGACGGTGGGCAGTCGTATCGATATACCGGATATGATGTTTACCGGCGCTAATAACGGCGGTCGTATCTCAGCTGTTAATGCCAATCGCACGGTCATCACTGTCGATAGAGACAATGTACCAGCGGCGGCTGGTGATAAGTTAATTGTCAATTTAGAATCTGGTAAGGCCCAGACACGTGTTATCACTGCTGTCAATGGCCGCGCTATTACAGTCGCATTAGCATTTTACCCAGTAGCACCCGAAAACGTTTGGTCGGTGATTAGTGATGAGCTACCGACCATGCCGTTTATCGTCATGTCAGTAACCAGTGCTGAAGACGGCACACAGTATAACTATACGGCGATGCAGTATGATCCAACCATGTACGCTCAGATTGATAACGGGACGATCATTGAGCAGCGTCCGCCAGTACCCAGTAATAACCCTTACATTATCGATGCGCCTGATGCGGTCACACTAGGCAGTCGTCATCGTGTCGCACAAGGCATCACGGTCACGACGCTTGAGATAACGTGGTCACAAGTCAAAGATGCGGTGGCCTACGATGTTGAATGGCGCAAAGATGATGGCGATTGGATAAAGCTGCCGCGCACGGGCAATATCAGTGCTGAGATTGATGGCATATATAGTGGTAATTATCTTGCGCGTGTCCGTGCTGTCTCTGCGTTTGATGCTGTATCTAAACCGGCGACATCGATGCTGACTAATATTGTCGGCAAAGTAGGCGCACCGCCAAAGCTGGCATCATTAATAGCAAAAGGCTTGCTATTTGGCATGCAGCTTGATTGGACGTTTAGCGCAGGATCAGACGACACCGCTTATACCGAGATACAAGTGGCGTCAGCGCCGGATGTTAACGTCGCAACCCTTGGTATGTTTGCCTACAACACGGACACACATACGATTACTGGCCTACAAGGCAGCTTGTCACAGTCATATCGAGGCCGTATCGTCGATAAATTAGGCAATGTCAGCCCTTGGTCAAACTGGTCAACGGCTACAACCGATGATAGTGTCGATAAGATACTGGACTTGATAGAGGGGCAAATAAGAGAGTCGTCACTCAATAGTGCCTTGATAACCAAGATCGGTAAAATCGCAGTTAATGAGGCAGCGATAAGCAAGGAAACTGCCGACCGTATCGCAGCAATTTTAGACTCTAACAGCAAAATCAATACTGAGCGTGATGCGCGTATCGCTGATGTTTTAGATGCAAACAATAAAATTACCGCAGAGCAACAAGCGCGGATTGCAGGATTATTAGCTGTAAACGAAGGGATTACGACAGAAACAACACAGCGAAAAGCGGCGGATGTTGCCATCAATAGCCGTGTTGATACCGTGGTTAGTAAAACTGACACAAACACAGCAGGTATCGCAAGTGAGATCACAGCCCGTACCAATGCGGACAGCGCATTATCGACTCGCATTGACACTGTAGTGGCTAAAAGTGGTGATAATACCGCTGCTATCAGCAGCGAGATTACAGCCCGTACTAATGCCGACACCGCACTATCAGGTCGCATTGATACCGTAACGGCTGAATCAGGAAGTAATAAGACCGCAATACAAACAGAAATAACGGCACGTACTACGGCTGACACAGCACTGGGTCAACGTATCGATACGGTTACAACAACAAGTGGTGATAATAAAGCTGCCATACAACAGGAGGTCACGGCTCGCACAAACGCTGACAGCGCATTATCGACTCGCATTGACACTGTTGTTAGTCAGTCAAACAGCAATGAAGCTACAATCACTAGTGAGGCAACAGCAAGAACCAATGCGGACAGCGCATTAAGCACTCGTATTGATACTGTGTCATCTAAAGCAGATGCTAATACAGCCACCATAACGACTGTTAGTAATACTTTGACCAATTCGCTTGTCTCACAAGCTGAGCAGATAAATGCCATTAAAGCAGACTATCAGCCTGAGTATTTTGATAAAACAACATACTTTAGCAGCCAGTCACAGCAATGGACGTATGCAAAAACGGTAGCGCGTGATAATTATGCAACTAATGAGCGCATCACTGTTTTGCAGTCAACGGTTGTAGATAGTAATGCCACGATAACGCAAAGCCTTAATACGCTAGCAACCAAAGATGAGGCATTAGCGAGCAGCATTGCTACTTTAAATGCGACAACAGGGCAAAACACCGCTGCTATTGCAAGTGAGGCGACTACTCGCACTAATGCTGATAACGCATTGAGTCAGCGCGTTGACACAGTGCAGTCATCGACTGCTACAGCTCAGACGGCAGCCGAAACAGCACAAACAGCAGCAAACAACGCCGCTACATTGGCGGGCAACAAAGGCGAAGTTATCTACCAGTGGCAAACGCCAGCAGCAGCACGTCAATTACCACAAAATCTATGGATTGATACAACAGGAGGTAAAAATACACCTAAACGCTGGGATGGCACAGCGTGGGTAGTCGTGACTGATAAAGCGGCAACGGATGCACAAGTAGCAGCTAATGCAGCTCAATCAACAGCGACCGAAGCATTAGGCAAGGCCAACACCGCCACCAACAATATCGCGACGATTCAAACCGAGCTGACAGCAACAACGTCAAAAACCAATGCTACGGCAAGCTCAGTAACAACGTTACAGACTACCGTTAGTGGTAATACCGCAAGCATACAGACAGCGCAAAGTAGTATTGATGGCATTAACTTGCAATACACCGTCAAGCTAGACTCAGGCGGCAAGGTATCGGGTTTCGGTTTGATGAATGATGGTGCTACTAGCGCCTTTGACATTCGAGCTGATAGATTTTCAATATCTGCGCCAGTAGGTAAGCCAAACGATGTAAATGGCACTAGCGCACTTATGGTACTCACAAATCCCACAGAAATAGATGGTGTAATAATACCGGCAGGGGTTTATATGCGTCAGTTTTATGCCGCCAAAGGTTCAATTCAAGATTTGTCAGTAGTGGCTGCAAAAATTGGGCATTTTAAATCGGCTGAATCAGGTGCCAGGCTTGAGATTAAAGACAGCTTGCTCAGTGTTTATGATGCCAATAACACACTTCGCGTTAGATTGGGGTTATGGTAATGGCACAAGGTCTACAGGTTTGGGACAGCAGTAGCAAGGTTATACTTGATACCAATTTACAAACATCCTCAATACTAGGGGTAATCAACTTAAATGCTGTTGGTACTGTCGTTATTAACGATTCGAGATTCAGTTGGGGTACACCCTTCTTTTTCTCGGATAGCATGTATACGGGGTCAGAGTTAAAAGGTGTGTTCTCTGGCAGCCAGCTTACATTAACTGCTACATCAAACAACGGTGGCTTAGCAGCATTCAAGCCACTCAAAGTATTTTATGGAGTTTTCTGATGAGTGGATTACTGGTCGAAAACAGCAATCGCAACGTACAGATAAGTAGCGATGTCACGCCTTTGACTTACAGCCATAAGATTGAGCATGACTTTAAAGTGAATAATGTCCTGGTGCCTATGGGAAATGAAAATGAAACTTTCTCAGTTTGGCATCGCGGCGATGGTGTGAGCAGGATACACGACATAGGACTCTTTCAAGCATTCTATAATTCGCCTATTAGCATCGGTAAGCGGCGCTATGACCAAAGCACTGTATTACAGGTCAGTGAGTATGTTTTTGATACCAGACCAGCTGTGTCGTCTGGACTTGGTTTGCAACTGTTTAATGCGTCAGAAGTAGAAACCTATAACAGTGAAAAACCATTGCTATCGATCATAGATAGTGTGTCTATCAATGTGGCAGATGGGTACAACAAAGAAGTAAAAAGAGACAGCACTACAGGTGAGTTGTACGTAGACAGAACCAGATGGTCAAAAACGTATGCGGGATACACCAAGCTTGGCATACTCTTTAAAAATGTACCGGGAGGCATATCGAAAACAAGCAGCATTTACCAGATATGGGCTTACTTTTATAACTTTAGGACATCTGGCAACGTGGTGGAATTAGAGTATCGTCCTGAGTACTGGTCGTCCTCACAAACGTCGCAGGTCATTGAATTAGATCTAAACTTGAAACTTGAATTTTTTGTTATCGACTTATCCAACGTAGCTTGACACCAACACCGCCAACTGGCGGTTTTATTTTATCTAAAATTTGAGGAGGCGTGATGCTCGACAAAGACCCAACAACATATAGCTTGCTGACATATATGTGGGTGTTCTTACTAGCGGTGACGGGCGGACTCGTCGCATTCATTAGACGACTTAATCGCTCACGCAAGCCGCTACCGCTGACGGAGGTATTTGTGCGATTACTTGGTGAGCTGATTATTAGTGGATTTGCCGGTGTGCTGACATTCTATCTTTGCGAGTATTGGGAGTTTGACCAATTACTCACTGCTGTACTGGTAGCTATCAGCGGCCATTTAGGTGGCGGTGCTATCGATAGAATTGCTAAAGTTTGGGGCGCATTAATCGATAAGACACCTTAAGCCGCATCTCCATTCACGCCTCGCATCTTGCGGGGCTTTTTTACATCTAAAATAAGGTACAAGTTATGAGCATCTACGATATGATTTTTAATAGATTGATGGATCATGAGGGTGGTTATGTCAATCATCCAAATGATCCAGGTGGTGAAACCATGTACGGCGTTACTAAGCGAGTAGCGCAAGCACACGGTTATTTTGGTGATATGCGCAATCTGCCAAAATCACTCGCAAAAGAAATCACCGAAAAGTCATACTATAAAGCAGTAAAAGGCGATCAGTTAGACAGACTAATTGCATGGCAGTTGACAGACGCGGCATACAACCATGGTAATCGACAAGCGGTTAAGTTTTTACAACGCGCAGTGGGTGCAAGCGCGGATGGTTTGATTGGGAATAGAACATTAACGGCAGTCGCCGCGATGGACAAGAATGATGTGGTACTATTGTTCAATGCCGAGCGTATCGAGTTTTACACAGGGCTGCGCGGTTGGATCAGCTTTGGTAAAGGGTGGGCGCGTAGAGTTGCTGGTAACTTGAGATTTGCTGCGTCAGATAATTAAGCTGTGACATGATTCTTGACATCCTATCGTCATACGCTATCACATCTAATCACATTGTGTTATCGTAAGTCATTGATTTTAATAAGCCCTAGTTTGATAGCGTGTGATAGAATGTGATGTAATCGGGTTCAACTCCC